TCAGTACCTGTTCCTCAATAAAATCCAGGAGTTTGCGCTTGTTGCCGAGGTACGTGAGCATCGGCTGGTGGATATACTCCTCGGTCATCTAACTTGCCGAAACAAAATTTAAATTTTAAAAGTGCGCGTTTAGTAGATGGTGCCGACATGGAAGATCTATAGTTATTGGTCTAGCGCACTAGCAGCCCTTTGGCTCATGGGCCTCCTTCCCTTCTCACCCTTGGCGTCGTGTGTGGCGACCCTCATAGGGAGTGTGTTTTTCGTGTTGGCCGAGGGTACCCTTTTCCGACCTATCGGCATTTTCATAGTGGCTACCCATGTCGTGCCGGTCGTCCTCCTCCGGAAAACTAAATTTAATTTTTTTAAAAATTTTTTGATATTTGTAGTTTACAACTTGGCACTGATCGGGGCGGGGACAAACTTCATGAAAGTCTATGAACAAGTTTTTCGGGAAAATCCTAGGACCATCCGTGAGTACCTGAGTCAGAGGGGGCTCATCTGAAAAACATGTTGTGCGGACGTGGGGGTCAGCCGGGTCATGGACCCTTCACCAAACACAAACAATGGCCCTCTCTATCCTTAAGCGCCTCGAGGCCACGACCAGCCGTCTTGAGAAGGAGGATATCCTCGGCGAACACGCCGACGACCCCGTTCTCAAGTCTGCTTTCCGCCTGGCTCTTGACCCGGTCGTAAATTTTTATATTAAAAAGGTTCCCGAGCCCGATGCGTCCAAGGGTGTCGTGCAGCCGCCCGAGCGCAAGTCGCTCGAGTGCGCTTTCCATGAGCTCGAGACCAAGCTGTGCTCGCGCATGCTGCGCGGCCACGACGCCCGTGACCACTTGGCGTGGCTCCTTGGCGTGCTCTCTAAGGACGATCAGGAGGTGCTTCGGCGCGTCATAGGCCGCAACCTCAAGTGCGGTGTGAGCGACGCGACGGTCGAAAAGATCTGGCCGGACCTCAAGCTCTCGTACCCGTGCATGCTGGTCAGCCCTATGAACGAAAAAACAAAAATTAAATTTCCGTGCATTGCCCAGACCAAGATGGATGGCATGCGCTTCAACGCGATCTGTGAGAACGGCCAGGTGTCGTACCGCACGCGCGCGGGCAAGGAGCTCGACCTCTTTGGGGCCCTGGACGGTGAGGTGGCGGGTCTGGCAGCGAGGCGCGACTGCGTGCTGGACGGAGAGCTGCTCATGGTCGCCGGTCACGGGGACTTGTTCACGGACCGCAAGACGGGCAACGGCCTCCTGACCAAGTTCCAGAAGGGTACGGGCACGGCCGATCTCGCCAAGCGGGTGCGTGCGGTCGTCTGGGACGTGATCCCTCTCGCGGATTTCCGCAAGGGTCGGTGCGACCTGGCGTACGAGGACCGCCTGAAGCTGCTCGGCTCCAAGAGCACCATGCACATCAGCGTGGCGCACACGCACACCGTGCGCTCTATGGAGGAGGCTCAGGAGCTCTACCAGCAAAAGCTCTCCGAAGGCGAGGAGGGTCTGGTCCTCAAGGATCCACGGGGTCCGTGGGAAGACAAGCGGGTCAAGCACCAGGTCAAGATGAAGGCGGAGCTTGAGGCGGACCTGCGCGTCACGGGGGTCGTGCCGGGGACGGGCAAGTACAAGGGCAAAATTGGCTCGCTGATGGTCGAGTCGGTGGATGGCGTCGTGAAGTCGGCGGTGGGCACGGGCCTCGATGACGAGGAGCGGTCGTGCGACCCTTCGGTTTTCATCGGCCATATCGTCTCCGTCAAGTATAACGCGCTGATCGACGACAAGAAGACGGGTCAAAAGTCGCTGTTCCTGCCGGTCTTTGTAGAAATCCGTGACGATAAGAAGGAGGCTGATAAATTTCCCGAGTAAATGTAATGAACATAGGTGCGGGACAGACGGGGTCCACATGTTGGTTCTTTTCGTCTCTTAACATATTTCTAACGTCCGATAACGGACTGAAGATCCTGTGGCAGAAGTTCAAGGAGGTTTACCCAACCCTGAAGGCCAGGGAGAAGGCTTATTTTAATTCAAATATCAACGCCCCGTGCCCATACAAGGGTTCCGTCAAGAAGACGAGTGCTATTTATTTCTGGAAATTTTTGAACCAATACATATGCGCCATCGGAGGTCCAGGAAGACTCATCCCCAAGTCGGGTCTGAACGCATACCTGACGAAGAATATCAAGTGGCGTGCGCATTCCACGCTAGAATCTAAAGGAACCGCCGGCGGCTTTCCATCATGGGAACTCCCGGCCCTCCTTGGCCACCTGGGGTTCAGGGTCGGGCGTGATTTCAGAATGTTAAATGATGCGAGATGGCGGTACAAGTTCAAGAATAACAGCTGGACAGCGCCGATCCTCATGTATAGCGGCGGTGGTCACACATTCAAGATTCGGGACTTGATGCTCGAAAAAAGAGGGTACGATCTTACGGCTGCGATTGTGTACGTCAAACCCGCAGTGGATTCCGGTCTGATGCCCCATGTATGGGCGTGCACTATTCGCAATGACAAGGGGTACATATGCGATTCAAATTCCCCGACTATTCCGACAGAGTGTTCGTGGTGGGTGACAGCAAGCCTGGAGCGGTACTTCATGGGTGTCGACTGGCCTTATAGACCAGGTCAGGCCGTGGTCATGGGTTTTGATGTCATAATGTACACGCGCAAGGAATTTACAAACAAAATTAATCCATATTGTGAGTTGCCCGCCGCATATCGGCCTTTAACAGCGAACAACCAGGAAAAGTTGCGCCAGTTTAATCAGTGGGGACCGGGTGCGGTGAATTTCTTGAAGACGGGGCGAGTGGGGAACGCCCACGCCCGGTACAGCCGTAGAGTTCTGGCAGAGGCCATTCGGCGTAATGTCAACCGCCCAGTAATGACGAGAGAGATATTAAACGATATTGTGAGTCGGGCTAGATCTTTCATGCATGGTGAAAATCTCGCAAGAACCGCAAAGTCCAATAATGGCCGACTTTATAGAATCAATACGAATGGACCCAACTACACTAATTTCAGAAAGAAATTGATAGCCAAGTTTCCTTACCCCGTCCCCAAGTCGACGTTCATGTACCTTTGGAGAAATTCAAAATCTAATACGGAATTTGAAAATAGGTTGAGAAGACATGCCGAAAGAGTTGGTTATGTCGTCAATGAGAATCAGCTCAAAAATATCCTCGCCCGGCGTGCAGCGACACGGGCGGGTGCGAAGCGCGTGCGGAACGCCGAGACCGAGCGCATGTACCTCGTGAACGGCAAGGATTGGTTCAATGGTAACGCGAATAATGTGACGAATAAAATAAACGCAAACAACTGGGTCCGTACGACGAATAATAACACGACGACCTATCTCGTGGGTTATACCAACTCTAACAACGTCAAGACGTTTAAGCGCAAGGTGCCTAATTTTAATAGCGCGAGGGCGGCGCGAGCGCGTCAGGGGTAAAAACACGTTCTGTGCCCGCGAGGGCCAGGCCCACCGCCAGCCAAACACCAAAAAAAAGACCAGGCCACCACACGATGTACATGCTCAAGTTCTCTCGCTACGACTGCCCCGGCTGTGACAAGAAGTGGTTCTTTGACGCGGTGGGAGAGATCGAGGCCTTCATAAAGGAAGCCTACCCCAAGTTTCCGGAAACTGAATGGCGACATGGTCATGAGTTTTACCCGAACGGTCTAAGCATCTACGAGTGTGTCGGGCGTAACCCGGTTCTGAAAATGATGTCGATGGTCGAATCGCACGATTTCGCCTATGAGATGTCCGAAAGCCTTTCTCCACAGGTTAACACTGTGGCCAAACTCATCTACGACCTGCAGGGAATTGTGGACGCCATGGAAGATGGCGGGTATCAATGGCCACTGGAGCAAATCACCCCACGGGTGGACAAAGAGGACCTGGTCACCACAGTTTTCAACCCAGTCAGGGTAGAGAGGATGGGCGGACCCGAGTGGCTGGAGTGCGTCTAAAAACACGTTCTGTGCACGTGGGAGCCGCGCCGGGTACCAGCCAATCATCCCAAAATGGCCACCACCGTCAAGTTTCTGAGCTTCCGCCCGTGCACCTTCGGCAACCTGCGCCCGACCCCTAACGTCACGGAGTGGGAGGCTATTCGCGCCTGCCTAGATGCGGACAAGACCCCGCGCCTCGAGCCCACCCCTGAAGCCCTCCAGGGCAAGGAGCTCAAGATTCTATCGAGTTACCGCAGCGCCCTCATGTGGCTTGAGGGTGGCCCCTTCATCACCCGCCACGATCCCAAGACGGAGGGGGGGCACGGATATGCAGGGTGGCCACCCGTGGGCATCAAGGAGGATGTGTTGCTCGGTGAGAACTGGGTCGCGGAGGTTGAGTTTGTGTAATTTCATGTTCTGTGCACGCCCATGACCCGTGCCCCGTCTCCCTCTGTACCCAAAATGTCTAACCGCCGCCACGTCCTCAATCTCATAAGCCACATCATGCACAAAATCAAGAACTCGGCCAGTCACGAACAGCGCTTTGCCCTACTTGACAATGTCCAATTATTAACAGACATTCTCAAGGAGGTTACTACATTTGAAACTAATTTACTAATGGAGTTGGATGTGGACTAAGAGAAAAAAGAATTTTAGGGAAAGGAGGTTATGTGTCCACCTGACTCGTGCCGACTCTCGGTCCGGTCACCCCATAAAACCCCCTGACCGAATGGACGACTGCCCTGTGTGCTGCCAGGCGCTCGAGTGGTGGCCCACGGCTACGACCTCGTGTGGTCACAAGTTCCATAAGGAGTGCCTGACTAAGTGGAGCGCAATGAAAAAAACATCGTGTCCCATGTGTCGGCACTCGCCCGTCGCCGTCAAGACGACGACGTGTTCACGCGCCACGTGTCAGATGCCGGCCCTGAAAGGGGGTGGGATGTGCTTGGACCACACGGTTCAGAAACACTTCAACATCATCCCGTGCGGGCCCATGACGGTGGGGTAGGGCCCTGTAAAAATTCGTGTCATTCTCACACCAGGTCCGGGTGGTCGGGTGTGAAGTCAAACATGACTCCCGACCAGGCGGCTAACGTGATTCAGAACGCCTGGCGCCTTTTCGACGACACACGCAAGGATCGGGCGCTCGACGAGTACAGAGCAGAGTTGTGGGACACATACTATCGCGAGTGTTGTACACCGGGGGCTTGGGAGTTTTATTGACCCGCTGTGTCACCAAAGAGAAAAAAGAATTTTAAAAACTTTTTTGAGATTCATGGGGCCCGCACGGCCCGCGTCGCGGGTCAAAGAGAAAAAGAATTATAGAGATTCATAGAGGGCGGGGGCCGCATCACCGGCGGGGCTCCGTCCCTGCACCCGGCCGCCCGGGTGGGTCCCTCCTGCGCCGCCTCCAATGTCACGGGGTCGGGGTCGTCCTTCACTCAAGAGAAAAGAGTTTTTCAAAAACTGTTTTGAAGTTCATGGAGGTCAGGGGACGGGTCACCTCTTCAGAAATCTCCACCATCCGGCGACCCTGCCAGGTGCGATGTTCAGTGCATTCTCCCCCCTTGTGCATATGCGCAGGTGGTCACGTCTGTTATCAAGTCTGTTCCAGTGTATATGGTCGACAACCATACCTTCGGGGAAGTCCATGATGTACCTATGCATAGAAACAAAAGTTTTTAAAATTTTGTTATAAAACTGGGCGTAGCCGTCGCGCGTGAGTATCCACTCGTGACGGACCAAGTCGGGGTGGTCGTCATGGTCCACTTCTGCAAAGGCGACGATCTTATCGCCTCTTCGTACGGGCACGAGGTTGTCGGCGTCAGGAAAGAGGTTTTCTCCAGGTTCACGCAGAGACGCTACATAATCATAAAGAAATCCTATACCCGAAGAACACGGTTGCCCCTTTCGCTTGTACCAAGTGTGACCACATATCACAGCGTGCTCACCGGCCGTGACGTTGGCTTTGACCGCGAACAGCCCCACCCCCTTATTATCGACACGGACGTCCATGAATATACAGAGACCCAAGACTTTAAAGAGCACAGGGTGCGTCACCAGCGGGGCTCCGCCCCTGCACCCCGCCGCCCGGCCCTTTATCCACAAAGCCCCCACAAGTCCCGAGACTTCTTGAGCGCAGGTGAGCCCCTCCCGCGCCCAAGAACTTCCAAAGCCCCAGGAATTTTTTCTCAGATGAATAATGAGAAAATAAAGAAACGTTCAGACGGGTCGAAATCCCATTGGTTACAAATTGGTTGGACGACAGCCCCCCCAGAGTCCGCCTCATATCTTTCCC